GAACATTTGCGCTTCCTCCTCCCAACTGAGCCATCACTGTTACAATCCGTTCGTAGAAGAAAGCAGGTATTTCTGCTGCCATATTCCTTCTGAGCTCATGAAACAGGCGGCCATCCTGGATAAAAAGGATACGGGAACAATAACTTGCCGCATTCGCATCATGAGTAACCATCATAATCGTCTTATGCTGCTCACTATTGATAGAAGAAAGTTTATCCATTAAAGTCTTAGAATTTTTACTGTCCAAAGCACCTGTAGGCTCATCAGCCAAAACGATGCTCGGATCGGAAATTAAAGCTCTTGCCGCCGCAACACGCTGCTTTTGTCCGCCGGACATCTGTGAAGGGAACTTATCCAAAACATCTGTAATATCCAATTTTGCGGCAATCTGCCGGATATCATTTTCCGCATTTTCTCCAGTGATCCCGTGCAAAGCCAGTGGGAGGGTAATATTTTCTCTTGCTGTCAAATTGTCCAGCAATTCAAATTCCTGAAATAAATAGCCGATCTCTTTGCCGCGGTAGTTTGCCAACTGTGTCCCATTAAAGGTTGAAATATCTTTGCCATGCAGAATAATTTTACCCGAACTTGGCTTGATCATGGTCGCAATGCAGTTTAGCAGCGTCGTTTTTCCGGAACCGCTGACCCCCATGATCCCAAGGAATTCCCCTTCCAACACATCAAAGCTGATTCCCCGTAAAGCTTCTGTTTTGGTGCTGCCTTTTCCATAGCTCTTTGTCAGACCTTCCACCTGTAAGATTCGGTCGTTCACATTCATGGTAAATTCCTCCTGCTCATTGATTGTCTTCATTGTAGCATTCAGAACAGTCAAATACCACTTACAGTTGCTGTAAGGTAAGCGCCCCTAAAACCATGACCCAATTTTTTTGTGGTATTACAAAAAGCAACCCGCCATTTTAAAATGGCGGGTTTATATCATAATATATTTAAAGTCATTCGAAAAATTAAGACAAAAAATACATCAACGCAACCATAAGTGGGCGACTATTTTCCCAAGCCAGCAGGCAAATAATGCTGAAAAAAGGTTTAATCCAGCATTCATTCCACCCATCAAATATTTGCCGTCGGAAAACAATGAAATGGTTTCATAGCTAAAAGTGGAAAAAGTAGTAAGTCCCCCCATCATCCCTGTCGTTAAAAACATTCTGGCATTTGCAGAAACAAGCCAAACACTAGAGCTTGCCTCCATGACGAATCCCATAATGAATCCACCAAAGATATTTACAATCAGAGTTCCCAGAGGAAAATCCCCAAAATATTTAGCTGTAGCGGTCGAAATTACATAGCGCAGTGCTGCACCAAGAAATCCCCCAAACCCAACAATTAAAACTTTGCTTAATTTCATAACAATAATACCAATCCTCAAGACAAAAATATAGGCTCCTACCTCAATCCCTTAAAGTAGAAGCCATTAGCAATCCCTGCATTAATAAGCCTCATCATCAAATTACTTTATTAAGAGTATACAATTTTTGATCTTTTGTAAATATAGAAAAGTTAAAAATATTCTCACACTTCTTATCAAATTTTGTGGTTTTATTATACTTTTGCTGATTGATCAGTTCTGCATGGATAAAGACCTTTTTATTAATCAATTTCAATAAAGAAGCAAACAAAAGCGATAAAACCATAAAAAAAGTCTGGACGCAAAATTGCGCCCAGACTCAGTTTCACTTGGAGCAGGAGAGGGGAATCGAACCCCCATATTCAGCTTGGGAAGCGATTACAAACGGCTTTACACGGGGAAGAATCAGATTATTGACCTGTCCCCTGACCTGTCCGCACGCTTTTTTAATAAAAAATCATCTAGCTTATCGACCGATTTTCTTTTGTGAATTGCATCTAAATGCGTGTATATTTTAAGGGTAGTTGTTACGTCGGCGTGCCCCATTTGTGCAGCAGCTTGTACTACATCAACTCCGGACAAATATAGCAACGTGCAAAAAGTATGCCTAAGCCAATGCATCGTAATATGAGGGATAGTCATATCTAATTTATGACGTCCTGGTTTTTTCATACGCTCCAAATCTGCAGGAGTACGCGTGCCATACTTACGATTAAGAGCCGACATATAACTGTCCCATACCCATTTCCACGCTTGTACGGTCATAACTCGCCCGTCAATAGTGTGTATTATCAGGAGGTTATCTCTTGGAAGCTTAGACATATAATCCGCGAGCATTTGAGGGATGTCAACTGTACGAATTCCAGCATCTGTTTTTGCAAGATGACGAAGCTTAGGAGTTTGATTTGGGGGATATTCTATCGTCTTATTGACCGAGATTGTTCGGTTCTTTAAATCCACGTCTTGCCATGTAAGAGCGGCCAATTCCCCGCGCCGGAGTCCTGACAGCATCATAATTATTGCAATCGGCTGTCCTCTATGCGGTGTATCCCATATCCACTGCTGTTCTTCATCTGTAAGTGCCCTTCTTTTCTCTTCTTTTCGCCCGGGGGCAGTTATTTCTACCTGATCAACCGGATTATTAGAAATTACTCTGCCCGTTGCCCTGCGCATAATCTGATAAATTGTGGAACGATAAAAACTAATCGTCCGGGCAGCGTATCCCTTCTCCTGCATTTCAACAAGTCTGCGTTCTATGTCGTCTGATCTTACATCTCCGATTCCGTAATCTTTTAGCCATTCTTCCCACATTTTCACAACATGGCGGTAATTTTCTTTCTGGCCTTCCGTGATCTCCGCTGCACATTTTCCGCGCAGCCAGTCTTTAGCCCAGACGGAAAAGCTATCTCGCTGGGAAATAATATCAATTCCTTTTCCCAGTTCTGCCCGTACGGCCGTTTCCTTTTTCTTCAATTCTTGGGGAGAAGACGCATATACATTTTTATATTTCTTTTTGCCGCCCTTATCTCTTCCTATTAGTATTTCTGCCCTATATCGTCCGTCTTTTCTCTTTTTTGGTTTTGCCATATTGATACCTCCTAAAAACAGGCATAAAAATGCCCGGCTACTTGATTTTTAGCCGGACGACTGGTACAATATGGTTGCATTAAGTCCTGTCGGCTCCGGCCGATGATCTCCGTCTGTTGGTACTCGTAATATCAGCAGGCGGTTTTTTATTTATATATAATTACAATCCTAATAGCTGCTTTTTCTTGGTGTCGTATTCTTCCTGATTGATTGCGCCTGCATCTAATAAGCTCTTATACTTCAAAAGTTCGTCTGCTGCTGATGGAACCACTTCTGTGATTTTAGGTTCTCCCTGTGTAACCGGTTGACTGCTATCTGATTTTATTTTGTCCAGTACAATGTGAATCGCAGAATTAATATTTCCAGCTTCCACTTTGTTTAGCCCTACATTAAAAACCTCTTTGTAGGTATCTATTGTAAGTACTCCCATCAAAAGTCCGGATTTAAAAGTAATATCATTAATATTGCTAATATTAACTGTTTGAAAATTTTGACCTATTGCGCGTTTTTGAGCCATTATTATCCTTTTATCTGTAACTGCATAAGCAAAATTACCATCATGCTTTGAGGAAGATTTATAATTATGTAACCCAATAAATGTCATGTATACGGTTTCATTCTTCATTAAATTATCTTCAACTATTTTAAAATGTTTAATCCCCCAACTTTTAACCGTTCCTGACCCAAATTTATGAGCGATACAATAATTATACATTTCCTCAGCTGTGTGCATTGGGATAAAATCAGCATCATTGTTAATTATCCCAACTTGCTGAGATTGCTTAGGCTGTTCCGATTGCTTAGGTTGCCCATTGTTTTTTCCAAACATATAAATCTCTCCTTTAACTATAGATATTTACAATATATCCCAATATATGACAGCATGCAATACTTTATTTCCAATTTAACATCAATTTAAAATCTCATGTCCCAAATTTGTCCCATAGAATCATTTTTTACTTTATTACACTGATTCGATATTCAACTAATTGTATCGGCAATCCTAAGCATTCGGCGATCTTTGACGCTGGATATTGCAAAAATTCTTTTATATCCTCATCCGAATACAAAAGATCGACTGCAAAATAGTCAGCTTCTTTTTCATACTTACCGATTGGGAAAAGAGTGTTTCCTTTTAAAAATGGCGTGTTTGATTCTGGGTGTAAAATACTATGCCCCAGTTCATGAGCGCATGTTCTATAAAGTCCTTTTTCACCGAGATTCAAATTAAGGTGTATTATTTTCTGGCGAAAGACTTTATTATAATAACCCTTTACACCGCCCAAATTTTCATACAGTACAAGTGTACCTTCATTGTTAGCAATTTCAAACGGATCTCTACTTTGATATTTTGTGCAAAGAGAATCCACAACCTTTTCAATGCTCATACGCAATCACTCCGACTTTTTACGATACTTTTTTGGAGTATACTTTTGTTTTGCTATTTTCTTTGCAAGCTCAAGACTGTTTTTGAGACTGATGGCAAGTAATTCTTTCGTTTCATTGTCAAGCGGTTCCCCATCAAACATCAATCCTGACTGCTGCTCCTCCAATTGAGCAAGGGTCTCCTGCATTTTCTTTGATATATCACGCTCATCCTTTTTCGTAAGGGTGGGCGTTTCTTTTTTTTCGTCAGAACTTTCATAGCTATTAATTTCTTTCAAAATCTTTTTGTTGTCAAGGCAAAAGAGGGGGTCACTTACATCACCAAGCAAATAATCAAGTGATACGCCGAAGTAGTCAGCTATTTTTTTTAACGTCTCAATTGAAGGGTCTGTCTTACCTGTCTTCCATCGGCTTAACGTTGCTTGAGTAATTCCTGTTTCTTTAGAAAGCCTGTATGGAGTAATGTTATTTTCTTTCATCAATTTTAACAATCTGTCGTACATTTTTTGTACACCTCGCCGAACTTACACAAAGTTAAGTAAAGCTATTGACAACTTACTTAAACGTAAGTATACTTGGTGTACAGCTTACGAAAAAGAAAGCAATAGCTTAAGTGTTAGTTATATTTTGCTTGTTACAAAACAATTATATAACCAATCGTAAGTAATTGCAAGTATCTGAAAGCATTGAAAATTAACAGAGAAAGGAGTATTAACGTGGATAATTTATACACATGTGACAAAATCGCCAAAAGATATAACGTTCCGATTGGTACAGTATGGCTCTGGATTCGAGAAAAAAAACTCCCGGCCATGAAAATCGGTAAGAAATATCAGGTAAAGCAAGAAGATCTTGCAAAGTTTGAAGAAAGCCGAAAAACGGCATAAGAAAAGCCCGTTTGCGGCGGTTCCTGAAGGAGATGATAACCGTGTCAAGAGGTCCTTGGAAGAAGACTTTCCCCGTCCAAGACGCAGCCCCAGAAATTCTAACTACCGTGGAAGTTGCAAACCTGCTTCGCATTACGCCGGAAGGCGTGTGCAATATGGCTAAGCGCCGGGAGCTGCCTGCAGCAAAACTTGGGAAGGTCTGGCGATACAGACGATCCGACATCATGGATTATCTGGACAAAAAAATCATGGAAGGAGAATCAGCATGACAGCAATCTATAACATCGGCTTACTTACAATCGCCCTGCTGGTAGCTTATGTAATCGTCTGGGCGGTTAAAAAGGCATGGTTTGATTATAAGCAAGAAATCGGCAATCGCGAAAGAGTCCGGTGCAATCGGCAGAGTATGCACCCCGGAAAATATTATTAAAGGAAGTGAAAATCTGATGGAAGTACCCGAAATTATTAAAGCTCTGCGGCGCAATATGGTTGACACCGGAAGCCTAGTGTGCCTTGGCTGCGGGCATGAACACAACTGCTCTACTCATGGCTGTGCGATTATGCGTGAAGCTGCCGACGCACTGGAAAAGCTGAGCGCCGCCCCGGAAAACAAGCCGCTGACGGTATTAAGATGCCAAGACTGCATTAAATCTGAACCGTTTAATGGACAACTTATCTGCGCCGCATATGGCGGTATTTGGGGTGAAAACGATGGGTGCACTCACGGGATCCGCAATCCGGAAGGGAGTAAGTCGTGAACGACAATTCTGACAAGATCATCCTTGATCTCTGTGGCGGAACTGGGGCATGGAGCCGGCCATACAAAGAGACCGGATACGACGTGAGGCTGATTACTTTGCCAGACAATGACGTCCGTACATACGAACCACCGGAAAATGTTTACGGGATTCTGGCCGCGCCTCCGTGTACGGAGTTTTCTTCTGAGAAAAACGGCCATGGCAATCGGAATATTGACGGAGCAATGGAAATTGTATCGGCTTGCGAGCGGATTATTCGCCTTTGCGTAAAGCGTGGAAGTCTAAAATTTTGGGCCCTTGAAAACCCAGTTGCACGGAGTTCACCATTTCCGTTAGCTAAATTTTTAGGACGCCCAAGTTACAAGTTCGAGCAATGGCAATTCGGAGAAAAGACAAAAAAGGCAACTTATATCTGGGGCTTTTTCAATGGCCCAGCACCCAGCACGATAATTGCCCCGACCGAATTCGAAACAACTATGGGCAGCAAAGTCTCTGGCAATATGCATTATAAACACCCGCGTTGCCCGGATTGGTGTAAAGAGTACATTAAATCAATTAAGGGTTCAACAGCTCGCCGTGCGGCATTGAGGGCCATCACCCCGGCTGGATTCGCGGAAGCGTTTTTCAAAGCAAATAAATAAAAAGGAGGCATCCTAACAATGTCCGAACATAAAAATACCGCCCAGAGCGCTACCAACACTCGGGCGGAAAACAAAGCTACCGATACTGTAAAAGTACCGCAGAATGAGAAATTTGTCAAGGGAAAAAAGATTGATTTGGTATCCCTGAACCTTGAAAACTTTCGCGGATGTAAGCACTACGATATGGCGTTCGGCTGCAAAAGAGCATCCATCTACGGTGCAAACGGCGCCGGTAAAAGTACGCTGGCAGATGGATACACTTGGCTTCTGACCGGAAAGGACCAACAGGGACGATCGGATTACGAGATTCTCCCGGTCGGATCCGCAGAAGGAATTGAATCCTCCGTAACTACATCATTCAGCAATTCTCAAAGCGGCGATAATTTCACCCTTCACCGAGTGTACAAGCCTGTATTCACCCGCAAACGCGGGGAATCCGAAAAGCACCGCGCCGGGAACATAGCCGGAAGCCCGACGAAATGAGGCAGATGGCGGAAAAAGTCAGTTACAGCCCGCGCATTGAGCTATTCGCCCGTGAACGTGTTCCCGGCTGGGACGCATGGGGGAACGAAATTTGAAAGGAAGTGAAAATCTGATGAAAGCAACAGGAATAGTCCGCAGGATTGACGATCTCGGCCGTATTGTAATCCCGAAGGAAATCCGCAAAACTCGCAGCATTAAAGAGGGAGACCCGGTGGAAATCTTTGTGGATGGTGATTGTATCGTCCTGAGAAAATATGAGCCGGAAACATGGACAACCACCGAGCTCAAGGAAGCACTGATCTGTGCTTGTCGATCATCTGGAAATGATCCGGTTGACATTTTGAACGTGATAAGGAGAAAATCCAATGAATGAACATAAAAATACCGCCCAGAGCGCTACCAACACTCAGGGCGGAAAGGAAATCACCTATATGGGTAAAGTACAACATAATCCGGAAAATGTCAAGCTCACTTCGGAAACCGAGTCAAAATTAAACGATCTGGCTGCAGCTGATCCGGTCGGAACGATGCTTGATATGTTTAATGCCATGCGTCCGTATGATCTACGCCCCGGCACAAAAATCAAGCTGAGCTGTCACGGGTACACGGTATCCGTTAAGAGGGATGAGGCAGACGATGACAAAGAGACGCAATAAAACTGTACTGATTTCCTGCTCCCATAACTGCTTACACTGTATCTATCCTGATTGCATACACCAGGAGGACAAGCCTACAAAGGAAGAACATGCAGCCATACGCTGGGCACTCCGAGGGTACAGATGGGAATGGATAGATTTCTATGTAGAGCGCATGGTTCGCGCCGGAAAAAATGAAAAAGAGATAATCTCTGCATTAGGAATCAGTGTTAATGATTATCGTGGCTCTCGCCAAAGGATCAAAAGAAAGAAGGATTAACAATGAGCGTCAAAATTAATAAGCTCGAAATTGAAAATATAAAACGAGTTAAAGCAGTAAAAATAGAGCCAACCAAAAACGGACTCACCATTATTGGAGGGAAAAACAACCAAGGCAAAACTTCTGTACTAGACAGCATTGCATGGGGCTTAGGTGGAAATTCGTTTCGCCCTTCACAGGCTGCTCGTGACGATTCTGCTATTCCCCCACGCTTACATATTGTTCTGTCAAATGGTCTCATCGTTGATCGTGCAGGCAAAAACAGTGATTTAAAAGTAACGGATCCGGAAGGCCACAAAGGCGGTCAGCAGCTTCTCAATGAATTTGTAGAGCAGCTTGCACTCAACCTTCCAAAATTCATGGAAGCATCTGACCATGAAAAAGCGGATACACTGCTGCAAATTATTGGTACAGGCGACCAATTACATATTTTAGAAGAACAGGAACAGGAAATCTACAACCGCCGCCGTACAATCGGGCAGATTGCAGATCAAAAGAAAAAATTTGCAAAAGAAATGCCATACCATCCGGACGTTCCGAAAGAACCAGTATCTGCTACTGATTTAATTAAAAAGCAGCAGGAAATTCTTGCTCGAAATGGTGAAAATCAGCGTAAACGAAACAATCTTCATCAACTTGAGGTGCAAGCTGATAATATTCAAAAGCAGTTGAACGAACTGCTACAAAAGCAATCCACTGTACTTTCTGATTTAGAAATTGCTAAAAAGTCTGCTAAAGACCTGCAGGATGAATCTACCGCAGAATTGGAACGCAGTATCAACGATATTGAGGAAATCAATCAAAAAGTACGCACCAATCTTGACAAAGACAAAGCCGAAGAGGACGCCCAAGAATATACTGACCAATACGAACAGCTTACCAAAAATCTGGACAGTACCCGTCAGAAAAAAACAGACCTGCTCAATCATGCCGACTTGCCGTTGCCTGGACTGTCAGTCGAAGATGGCGCACTTACCTATCAGGGAAAGCGCTGGGACAATATGAGCGGCAGTGACCAGCTGAAAGTTTCCACCGCCATTGTACGCAAACTCAACCCCAATTGTGGTTTTGTCTTACTGGACAAACTGGAACAAATGGATCTCGATACGCTGAACGATTTTGGTAATTGGCTGGAACAAGAAGGATTACAAGCCATTGCAACGCGTGTCAGCACCGGAGGTGAATGCAGCATTATTATCGAAGACGGTTATGTAAAAGGTGAAGAAACTCCGGCTACACCTGCAGTAACAGCACCTAAAACGAAATGGAAGGCAGGTCAATTTTAATGAATATTACAAGAGGTAAGATTTTATCTGCTCAAAAGGTTATTATTTACGGTCCGGAAGGAATCGGAAAATCTACATTTGCTTCAAAATTTCCCGACCCATTGTTTATTGACACAGAGGGAAGCACAAAGCACATGGATGTTGCCAGACTCCCCCGCCCCACCAGTTGGGCCATGCTCATGGAAGAAGTACAGGAAGTCAAAAAAGAAGGTCTTGGAATTTGTAAGACACTGGTCATTGACACCGCAGACTGGGCGGAACAGCTATGCATTATACAGGTGTGCAGTAAAGCTAAAAAGTCCGGAATTGAAGATTTTGCATATGGTAAAGGCTATGTATATGTTGCCGAAGAATTTGGGCGACTTTTAAATTTACTAGAAGACATTGCAAATCTGGGAATCAATATCGTAATTACCGCGCACGCCAAAATGCGCAAATTTGAGCAGCCGGACGAAATGGGCGCCTATGACCGTTGGGAAATGAAACTTTCAAAGAATTCAGCTCCTATGTTGAAAGAATGGGCTGACGCCGTACTTTTTGCGAACTACAAAACCTATGTTGTCGCAGATTCTAATAATGACAAAGTTCATAAGGCTCAAGGCGGTAAGCGCGTTATGTACACGGCACATCATCCCTGTTGGGATGCTAAAAACCGTTATGATATGCCAGATGAAGTGCCGTTCGAGTATTCAGCTATTGCTCCATACATTATGGGCGAAAATAAAAAGGCAGAAATGCCTATGCACAACAGCAACCAGCACACTGTTGAACCCCCACAAAAATCAACCGACAGCACATCTTCCGACTCTGCAATTTCTTTACCGAATAACGCGCCGGCTGTATCCACACCGGATTCTGATTCAACAAACGCCAATCTGAAATCTGCATCTGACTTGACGGGAATTCCGCAGGCACTTGCAGACCTCATGAACAAAAATGAAGTAGCCCCGATTGAATTACAGACAGTGATTGGACAAAAAGGATATTTTCCGGCCGATATGCCGATAACAGATTATCCCCCGGATTTTGTTCAAGAGGTATTAATTGCTGCCTGGGATCAAGTATTTTCTGAAATCCAAAATCATCGCAATGACGATTTACCATTTTAAGGAGGAAAAAATATGAACGAAAACACAGGACTGCCCCTTGGTTGGGATGACGAAATTGAAAAAGATGGGAGTGAATTTGTATTACTTCCAGAAGGCAATTATAAATTCTCCGTATCTGCTTTTGAACGAAAACGGTACACGCCTACTAGTGCTGCTTCTAAATTGCCCGCCTGTAACCAAGCTCAATTACATATTAGTATCGATAATGCCCCCGAAGGATCCACAACCATCATACACAATTTATTTCTATTTTCCACGATGGAATGGAAACTCAGTGAATTTTTCCGCGCTATCGGTCAGAAAAAGCATGGCGAAAAATTAAAAATGAACTGGAATTCTGTTATTGGATCATCTGGATATTGTAAAGTCGGAATCCATACTTTTACAAAGAAAGATGGCACAGAAGGAAAGTCAAACGAAATCATCAAATTTTACGATCCAGAAGATAATATCAAAGGCCGTAATGAAGCTACAACAGCAGCTCCTGCACAACAGCATAGCTGGAAAGCAGGTGCATTCTAATGGAGCTGCGCCCCTATCAACAAGAGGCGCGGGAATCAGTTGAAAATGAATGGAACAAGGGCGTCCAACGGACGCTCTTAGTTTTACCTACAGGTACCGGAAAAACGATCGTTTTTGCCAAAATTACAGAGGATTGCGTTCGCTCTGGGAATCGTGTTCTGATTCTTGCGCACCGAGGAGAACTGCTTGATCAAGCAGCAGATAAATTATTGAAATCCACCGGACTTAGATGTGCCACTGAAAAAGCCGAAGAAAGTTGCCTGGATAGCTTCTTTCGTGTAACAGTTGGATCTGTTCAAACACTTATGCGGCAATCCAGACTTGAAAAATTTGATCCTAATTATTTTGGAACAATCATTATAGATGAAGCACATCACGCTATTTCAGACAGTTATCAGCGCATTCTTGAATATTTCAACCATGCAAAAGTGTTGGGCGTCACTGCTACCCCTGACCGAGGAGACATGAAAAATCTTGGCAGTGTTTTTGATACTTTGTCATATGAATACAGTTTGCCGCAAGCTATTCACGAAGGATATTTGTGTCCAATAAAAGCACTGACCATACCACTACAAATGGATCTGACTGGTGTTGGCATGCAGTCAGGTGATTTTAAAGTTGGAGATCTAGGCACTGCGCTAGACCCATACTTAGAACAAATTGCTTCCGAAATGCAGAAAGTCTGTTTAAACCGTAAAACCGTTGTCTTCCTTCCTCTGGTTAAAACCTCTCAAAAATTCCGTGATATTTTAAATGCTCATGGCTTTCGAGCAGCAGAAGTTAATGGTGAAAGTGACGATCGTTCTCAGGTATTAACCGATTTTGATTCCGGAAAATATAATGTGCTATGCAATTCTATGCTGCTCACAGAAGGCTGGGATTGTCCAACCGTAGACTGTATTGTCGTACTGCGGCCAACAAAGGTACGGGGATTATACAGTCAGATGGTCGGACGTGGTACCAGACTTTCCCCCGGAAAAACACATCTTTTGCTGCTTGACTTTCTTTGGCTGACAGAACGGCATGAACTGTGTCACCCGGCGAATCTTATTTGCAGCAATCATGATGTAGCTCAAAAAATGACTGAAAATCTGGAAGCAGCCGGCGGTCCTGTTGACATTATGGAAGCAGAAAATCAAGCCAGTGAAGATGTTGTAGCCCAGCGTGAAGAAGCCCTTGCAAAGCAGCTAAATGAAATGAAGCACCGTAAGCGGAAGCTGGTAGATCCACTTCAATTTGAAATGAGCATTCAGGCTGAAGACTTGACCGGATATGTACCATCTTTTGGATGGGAAGCAGCACCGGCCACTGATAAGCAACGTCAGACACTTGAAAAACTAGGCGTTTTTCCAGATGAAATTGACTGTGCCGGAAAAGCAAAGCTGCTTTTGGACAAATTGGGAATGCGGCGTGAATCTGGGCTAACAACGCCAAAGCAGATCCGTTTTCTCGAATCACGAGGCTTTCAGCATGTTGGTACATGGCAGTTTGAAAATGCTAAAAATTTAATTGATCGTATTGCCGGTAACGGCTGGCGTGTGCCGCGGGATATTACCCCGGCAGAATATAAAGGAGTGTAAATTTTATGGACAGGCAGCAAGACCATACAGATTTGCTGGAAATTTTGAACCACGTCGACCCTTCTTACCTGTCCTATCAGGAATGGGTTAATATTGGCATGGCTTTAAAAGAATCCGGTTTTACTGCGGATGATTGGGATAAATGGAGCCGCAGTGATCCAAACCGCTATCATTCAGGTGAGTGTAAAAAGAAGTGGGCTTCTTTTGTTGGAAGTGATTCTCCAATTACATCCGGTACAATCGTACAGATGGCAGCAGAGCAGGGCTGGACACCAACCATATCCGGCGAAGAAATCGGATGGAACGATACTATTGAAAAAGATGAATTAACTATTCTTAACCCAGCATGGGTTGAGGGGAAAGACATTATTGAACCTGAAATCTGGAATCCGGCACAACAGTTAATTAAGTATCTTGAAACACTTTTTGACAGCACAGAAAACGTCGGGTATGTAACGGAAAGCTGGGAAAATGCAGACGGAAAATTTGTGCCGACAAAAGGCTGTTGGGATCGCACTGCCGGTGAACTGATACAGGCACTAAACCAATGCCATGGAGATATTGGTTCTGTTCTCGGCGATTATAAACCAGAAGTCGGTGCATGGATCCGTTTTAACCCACTAGACGGTAAAGGTATTCGCAACGACAATGTAACGGATTTTCGGTATGCTTTAGTAGAGTCCGACAACATGGAAATTGAAAAACAAAATGCTATTATCAGAGAATTGGAGCTTCCGGTAGCCTGTCTGGTATACAGTGGGAAAAAGAGTCTGCACGCCATTGTGCGTGTGGAAGCCCCTGATTACAGCGAATACCGCAAACGGGTTGATTATTTATATAGTGTCTGTAAAAAGAACGGGCTGGAACTTGACCAGCAAAACCGCAACCCATCACGGCTTAGTCGAATGCCTGGTGTTACGCGTGGCAAAAATAAACAGTTTTTAATTGATACGAACATTGGTAAAAGCAGCTGGGACGAATGGAAAGAATGGATTGAAAGCGTAAATGATGACCTTCCAGATCCTGAAAGTATGGCGGATGCATGGGACAACCTCCCAGAACTAGCTCCGGCACTCATTGATGGTGTACTGCGGCAGGGGCATAAAATGCTGATGGCCGGTCCATCAAAAGCCGGCAAGTCTTTTGCATTGATTGAATTATGCTGTGCTATTGCAGAAGGTAGGACATGGCTTGGCTTTAACTGTGCACAGGGAAAAGTGCTGTATGTCAACCTGGAATTAGATAGAGCAAGCTGCCTACATCGTTTTAAAGACGTATATGCCGCACTTGGCTATCAGCCGCAGTACCTTAAAAACATTGACATCTGGAATCTGCGTGGTAAGTCAATTCCTATGGATAAACTGGCTCCGAAATTGATTCGGCGAGCCAGCAAAAAAGACTATATTGCCGTCGTAATAGATCCTATTTACAAGGTAATCACCGGTGACGAAAACAGCGCGGATCAGATGGCTAACTTCTGCAACCAGTTTGATAAGGTTTGTACCGAGTTATCCTGTGCAGTGATATATTGCCACCATCACAGTAAAGGCGCACAAGGAGGAAAGCGCAGCATGGACCGAGCTAGCGGCTCCGGAGTATTTGCCCGCGACCCTGATGCATTGCTGGATTTGATTGAGCTGGATGTCCCGGACGCACTGCATAAGCAGGAAGAAAACAAAGCAACCTGCAAAGTCTGCCATACATGGTTAGAAAGATACAATTTTGAAAGCGAAGTATCTCAAGACGACATGTGCAGTGAAAAAGCCATGCTAGATGCCTGTCGAAGCCTATTACAACCAGGAATCTATCAATCTATGCTTCCTGATATTGAAGCCGCCCGCAAAGCTGTACAAGCCCGCACGGCATGGCGTGTAGAAGGCACTCTGCGCGAATTTCCGAAGTTCCCACCTATTAATTTATGGTTTGATTATCCGATACACAGAATCGACGTTATAGGTACACTAAGCGACATTCAGCCGGAGATGGAACAACCTGCATGGAAGCATGCGATCTCCAAACGTAAGCCTAAAGAAGAGAAGGCAAATGATAGAAAGCAGGCCCTTGAAACTGCTTTTGAAGCCTGTAGTATCAACGATAAAATTACCATTTCTGACATTGCGGAGTATATGGGAGTTACTGAAAAAACCGCCCGAAATCGTATAAAAGAGCATGGCGGATTCTGGATTGACGGCAGTGAAGTAGGGAAAAAAACAGAAAAATAATTTTCCCTGCTCCTTTCCTGTACGGAAAATAACATGTTTTTTTCTTTCCCTTCCGATTTGGAAAAAAACGTAAATTACGTTGTTTTCCCTACGAGAGAAAAAAACAGAAAAAACGTTATTTTCCCGAGGGAAGAAAAAAACACATATATAAATATATAATTTCACATTTTCCCTGACGGTCAAGGGGGAAAGAAAGGCGGGCGTTAAGCTGTCGCCCGCCGTCTTCCTTCCCCTGTCCTTGACTAAAGATTTTTTTCAAAATATTATCAATGGAAATAAATGTAAAAAGAAGGTGACAACATTGAAGCACCAAAGAAGCAAGCTTATACAAATTGCAAGAAAAATGCCTCCACTGTATCACACAATACCCGGAAAACAATTTGACATACAAAAAAGCGAAGTGATCCAATGGCTTATTAACCAACCTGAAATATTGAATTGGATGTGGAATAACGTTAAGCAATCAAAAGATGTAGTCTTTAACCCAGAATCCGGAACATGGCAAGGAGCTGACTTTGAAGATGATTGAATTTTTTATGCCGATGCGCAATCCTCCAACGGTAACGCATCAAGAAAAGCAAGTGCACGTTATAAATGGCAAACCAATATTTTATGAACCGCCGGAGTTGAAAACGGCAAGAAGCATTTTGGAAGATAGTTTGGCAGAATATAAACCAAAGCGGCCCTATACTAACGGAGTACGACTTATAACGAAGTGGCTGTTTCCTCCCGGCAAGCATAAACCTGGAACGTGGCGTATCACAAAACCGGATACAGACAACTTGCAAAAGCTATTGAAAGATTGCATGACCGCAGTAGGCTTTTGGAAAGACGATGCACTGGTAGCTTCGGAAATTTCAGAAAAATTTTGGGCTGAGGACAATTTACATACTGGAATTTATATCCGTATTGAGGAATTACCATGAAACAAAAAAAGCTTCTCAAATCCAAAACCATTCCACCTGATAGCCCAAATGGAAGAGCAAAAGCATTAAACCAGATTGCGAAGACTATTCCATTAAAAGTAGATGGTCTGCCAGAAAATGAACGTCTGTATGCTCAACAAATACATAAACTTTTGATTAAATATTGGCACAAACAATTAAGCAAAGACGAATTTCAGGCATGGCAAGTTTGGCTGTCTTGTAATCAACTTGCGATAGGCGAAAGGAGAAAATTAAATGACACCAGAAAATTGTAAAAAGGCAGAATGGCTTCGACGGTATCAAAAAATAAATCGACGGATCAACCGAAAATGTGAAGAAGTTTCACAACTCCGTGAACTTGCAACGAAAATCACGCCTACCTTGTCAGATATGCCAAAAGGAAATCAGACCAGTGACAAGGTGTCGGAAGCAGTTTCTAAAATTGCGGATTTAGAAAAAGAAATCGATGCAGAGGTGGATGCCCTGGTAGCTGTAAGGAATCAGATACAGGCCGCTATTGATAACGTTCCCGATGACACACTGAAAACGTTGCTTGAATACCGATACATAGACGGACTAACATTTGAAGAAGTTGCCGTTAAGATGCATTACGCTTTTAGGCACATTACAAGGCTGCACGGAAAAGCTTTACATGAATTAACCATGTCCTAGAATGTCCTATATTGACAGTGATATAGTGTAAGCTGGAAAGATTGATTAAAAGACTAAAGTTTAACATACCTTTTTTCCTACCTACCCTTTAAGGCACCCAGCTAATAAGCTAGGTGCTTTTATTATACTCTGAAATGAGGTAAAAGCATGAAAAACAAAGCAAGCTTAAAGCACATTGAAGCGTGCTCTTACTGCTACAATTGCGGATGGAGAACACCACTTAATAACAATCCAGAAGGCTGTGTGCTCGGGATAAAAACCAAATACGATATGGAACAATGCGATGGTCACGCGAGTTGCGACAGATACATCACGGATACAACGCTGAAAAAGCACATCAAAGAAATGCTTAGATAGTACCGCTAGCAACTGCCCAACAAGGCGGTATTTTTATACCTATTTTTAAGGAGGTGGCACCATGCTGCCATGTGATCATTGTCCGCAGAACAACACTATAAAGACCGGCATTCCAGCGTGTGCCCTCCCCTATTGTCCGCTGAGTCCTTACCACCGCAAGGAACTAGATAAGCAGATACGAAATCTTGAGTGTCTTCCCAACCGTTCTATCCAACAGGAGGCTGACCTTCGCCGCCTTCGTGCACAATGGGCTACTGACTTGATGCTGATCGGTCAGCGCCCTCCGGGTGGTGGTCCCTAAATGGCCAATGAAAAGAATCTTGTCCCTCTGAATCAACGAACAAAGGGCGAACAAAGAAGAATTGCATCAGCCGGTGGCAAGGCAAGCGGCGAAGCCCGCAGAGCGAAAAAGACCATGCGCGAGTATGCTGACTACTTACTTTCCCTGCCTGTTTCCGACAGACGCAAGTGGAATAAACTGTCTCGCGCCGGTGTGCTGCCTGAGGGCTGTGACAATAAGATGCTGGTAACATTTGCGCTGATGCAGGCCGCACAGTCAGGAGATGTACAGGCGGTTAAGGAACTGCGGAACCTTATCGGAGAAGATAGCGCTCAAGCACCAGAAGCAGAATCCCGCATTGATGAATACTTATCTGCTTTGGAGGATACTGTGAAAAATGAGCCTAAATAATCTATATCATGAAAAGCAGCAAGAAGTCCTGCGTCGAGCTATGACGCAGGATTATTTTATGCTGATCAATCACGGCGCCAAACGTTCGGGAAAGACCGTACTCGACAATGACCTGTTTTTATATGAACTGCGCCGGGTACGCGCAAACGCCGCTGCTGCCGGGATTTCAAACCCGCAGTACATTTTAGCTGCCGCTGACATCGGCAGCATTCACCGCAATATTCTCAACGAACTGTCCGGTAAATACGGCCTCCAATTTCAGTTTGATAAGTTTAACCGCTTTCAGCTATTTGGTGTTCAGGTATGCTGCTTCGGCCACAGCAAGATCAATGATATGGGACGTATCCGAGGCATGACTGCCTGGGGCGCTTACATCAACGAAGCATGCGTTGCAAATGAAGAAGTATTCGATGAGATCAAGTCGCGGTGTTCAGGTGACGGTGCCCGGATCCTCATGGATACTAACCCGGCCGATCCTGCACACTGGCTCAAAACCGACTATATCGACAAGGCTGACGGTAAGACGATCGTGCAGTATTCTTGGAGGCTTGATGACAATACCTTCCTATCTGATCGATACCGGCAGAATATTAAAGTCTCTACCCCATCCGGCATGTTCTACGACCGCGATATTAACGGTTTATGGGAACCGTCAAATGGAGCCGTGTACCCCGACTTTGACGAAAAGGTTCATTACATATCCGCTGACAAGGTTCCAATTGATGAGATCAGCCGCTGGTTCGTCGGGGTTGACTTCGGTTGGGAGCACTGGGGTGCATTTGTACTGATCGGCCGCACAGAAGACGGACGGTATTACCTGTTTCGTGAATGGGCTGCACAGCATCGGCACATCGATAACTGGATCAAAATTGGGCAATCCATCAAAGAGCAATATGGGGATATCAATTTCTACTGTGATTCTGCACGGCCGGATTTAATCCAGCAGATGCGCATTAACGGACTGCGGGCAATTAATGCCCGGAAAGATGTGCTTGCCGGTATTTCCGAAGTTGCAAGCCTCTATAAGCAAAAGCGACTGTTTATTGTGCGAGAAAACGTCAGCAGGTTCCCTCATGAGATATACTCTTATGTCTGGAAAAAGGGCACGGACGAACCGGTAAAGATTGACGATGACGTGCAGGACGCGATCCGGTACGGAATCTACAGTGATAAAAAATATGGGAGGTGATTATTCTGATACCAGATTTTATTTATTCTGAACTTGTTGGCCCCTA